TAAGTGGGATGAACGTCGTATGGTTGGGTGTTGCCCAAACCCCAACCACGACGACCACAATCCAAGCTGTTCATACGACCACAAATTACATCGTCTGAAATGCTTCTCTTGTGGATGGACATCTGACTTAATTCAAGCCCAGATGAACGTCAACGGCATGACCTTTTTGGATGCCTGCGAGTGGCTGTACGAACAGGCAGGAGAGCGGTTCGATAACGGCGACAAGGGTAAGAAAACCCACGGACGCGACTATAATTATCCAGAACCGAAATACGCAGACAACAAAGATGCGGTCGTGTCGTATTGGGCAAATCGAGGAATCTCACGAGAAACAATTGATTATCTCGGCATTCAACAAGACACCGACGGGAATACCATGTTTGAGTATTATGATCTGCACGATGTTTTGGTTGATGTTAAGGTGCGCCGACACGATGAACCACCAAAAGGAAAGAGTAAATGTTGGCATTTGACCAAAGGTGCAAAAGCAAATGTGCTGTATAACATCAATAAAATTGTTCCAGATCAGCCGCTTATTATTACATCCGGTGAGGGCGACTGCGCTACTGCGGTTGAGTGTGGATTTAAAAATGCAGTATCCATTAACGGTGGAGATTCCAATACACAATGGATTGCTGAATGCTGGGATTGGCTTGAACAATTCTCTGAAATCATTCTCGTGCATGATAATGATGAATCAGGGCGTAAATTCGTAAAAGAAGTATCAAAACGGCTTGGTGAATTTAGAGTCAAGACGGTTGATATTCCAGAAGAGCCGATGGTCGATTGTTTAACCGGCGAGGTGTTGTTGGATAAGAACAATAACATTAAATACGTCAATGACCTGAATGATTTACTACTTAATAGCGGAAAAGATGCCGTTATAGCGGCGATTAATGATGCACAGGAAGCCGAGATACCAACCGTCGTTGATTATACCAATGTAAAAAAGTTCGACATGAGCGATGTTGACGGATTCACAACTGGAATCAAGGATTTAGACATTGCGTTAGACAAATTTTATATGGGAAGCACGACGATCTTAACTGGCGCCCCAGGCTCCGGAAAGACGAGTTTCCTCAGCACACTTATTTGTCAAGCTCTCGAACAGGGATATAAAACTTTTGTTTATAGCGGTGAGTTAAGTAATCCATCCCTGAAGAACTGGATTGACTCGGTTCACGCAGGGCGATGGGGCTTGGTTGAACTGCAAAATCAGAAAACCGGGTCAACCTATTATAAGGTTTCCTCACAAGCGTTTGACCAAATCAATGCGCAATACAAAGATATGATGTGGTTTTATCGTGATGATATGAGTCAGAAAGTATCAGAGTTGATGAAAACTGCTGAAAATCTAGTGAGGCGCAGCGGCGTAAAGTTTTTGGTGTTTGATAATATGTCGTCTGTTGATTTAGAAGCAAACGACGATAACAAGTGGAATAAACAGGAAGAGTTTATTCGTGACATTATCAATTTTTCTAAGAGATGGGATGTCTGTTGTGTTGTTGTTTTGCATCCTAAAAAAGTTCCATCCACTCGCATAACATCTTTGTACGACCTGTCAGGCGTTACTGCTTCCGTCAACTTAAGCCATCGAGTTCTATCTCTTTATCGTGTCAACGAAAAAGAGAAAAAAGGCGTTTTAAGAAAGGGAGACGGATTTACAGGCAAGCGCGAAGCGGATTGGGTCAGCGTCCCAAATAGATATGATGTTCTTGTTGACATTCTCAAAGACAGATTCGGCTCCGGCCTAGGCCATACAGCTGGATTATTTTATGACATTCCAAGCAAGCGATTCTACTATGATGACTCTACTTTATTCTATCAATACAGTTGGGATAAAGAAAAGCACACAGGAGTCGCACCGGGTGGAAAATCAACTCGCCAAAAACTAGAGGAGGCAGAGCAGGAAATTTTCGGCCCACCATTACCCCAGTAAGGAGATACTATGGCAAGTAAAAAGAAAACAGTAACACGAGAATATTGCGGTGATGCTCCCGCAACTCTCAAAAATCACCCGTTTTACGGGCTTGAGCTCGATGAAGAGCAGCAGATTTTAAGAGATGCGATTTGGGATCCAGACATCGATTTCATCATTGTGAATTCAGTAGCTGGCACCGGCAAGACTTTGATGAGTTTAGCGACAGCTAATCTGCTTGTTCAGTATGGTCGATATGAACGCATTATTTATATGATGGCCGGAACACAAATGGAGAAGCTTGGTTATTTGCCTGGCTCTTATGGAGAGAAGATGGCTCCATACTTTATGCCTCTTTATGATGCAGCTGTTACATTAGATATCAATCCCATGTCAGACATCAACATGTGTACAGATGAATGGCAGTCTGCTGGTAATGGCTTCATTGATTGTATGAGTCATAACTTCTTGAGAGGCCGTAATATTGAAGCAAACACAGTATTGATTGTGGACGAGGCCCAGAACTTTTACGCCGATGAACTACGTACAATCTTAACCCGAGTTCACGATGGGGCGAAGATTATCATGATTGGCCACTCTGGGCAGTGTGACTTAGTTAAACACTCAGAACGTAGTGGTTTTCTTCCATACTTAAAACATTTTGATGGTCAGGCACGCTGTAAAGTTTGTGAACTTCACAACAACCACCGTGGGTGGATTTCTCGGTGGGCTGACACACTATAAAGCATGAGGGGAGGCGATGCCCATGGGCTACGCATTTGAAAATTATCACCGGCATTCCATGTATACGAATCCTCGCATTTCAGACTGCGCTGTCAGCAATAAAGATTACGCAAAACGCGCAGTTGAGTTAGGGCATCAGGTTTTATCCTCCTGTGAACATGCATGGCAGGGGAATGTATGGGATGTCTATAAACTGGCAAAAGAATATGGATTGAAGATGCTGGTAGCGGCTGAAGCCTATTGGGTCAAAGATAGACTCGACAAAGACAATTCTAACTGCCATATCTGGATCGGAGCGAAGAATGAGAACGGTCGTCAGTGCCTGAACGATGTACTTTCGGAAGCTAATCTATCAGGTTTCTACGGCCGTCCTCGCCTGGATCCAGAGCTAATTTTTCAGCTTCCGAAAGATGACGTATGGGTAACTACTGCCTGTGTGGCGTACTGGAAATATGATGATATTGAACGCATTACAGCAGAGTTCGCTCAACACTTTGGAAAGAACTTCTTTTTGGAAGTTCAGTACCATAACACGCCTGAGCAGATTGCACTCAATCAGCGGATCTTAAAACTACATAATGAATTAAAGATTCCTTTAATTATGGGCTGTGATAGCCATTACATCCATGAAAAGGACGCTCAAACACGAACTGACTTCTTATATTCAAAAGGATTGGATTATCCCGAGGAATCTGGTTGGTTTATGGATTACCCTGACAGCGAAACGGCCTATGAACGCTTCGCTCGTCAGGGTGTTTTAAGTCACCGTGAAATTGAAGAGGCAATGACAAACACGCTGGTGTTTCGAGAAGTTGAAGAATACGATTGCCCAATTTTCAACACGGAAATCAAATTACCTACGCTTTACCCAGACTGGCCACAGGAACAAAAGGATGAGGAGTATAAACGACTTGTCTATTCCGGTTGGGATGAATACAAAAAAGAAGTGCCACAAGAAAAGTGGCCTTTGTACGAAAAGGAAATTGCCGACGAGGTTCAGGTTGTCATAGATACCAAGATGGCAGACTACTTCATTGATGACTATCACATCATCAAACGAGGAAAAGAAAACGGTGGATGGTTAACGAAAACTGGCCGAGGCAGCGCAGTTAGTTTCTTCACAAATAAGTTGCTCGGTTTCACGGAAGTCGACCGTATTGCTGCATCTGTCCATATGTATCCTGACAGATTCATGTCGACGGAGCGAATTCTGCAGGCGGGAACCATTCCCGATATTGACTTCAACGTAGCCGACCCTGAGCCTTTTGCCCGTGCACAGCAGGAAATCTTGGGAGAAGACCATGCTTATCCCATGTTGGCATATGGCACATATAAGACATCTGCGGCATGGAAACTGTATGCAAAATCTCAGGGCGTCCCGTTTGAACTTGCCAACATCGTGTCAGGGCAGATTGCAAAATACGAAGATGCTCTGAAGCATTCGGACGAAGACGAAAAGGATGACATTTCTGTTGACGACTTCATTGAACCTCAGTACAAAGAAATCTTTGAAAAAAGTTCAGACTATCTGGGCTTGGTGACATCATGGAGCATTGCTCCGTGTGCTTATCTTCTATATCAAGGCAGCATCCGCCGTGAGATTGGCCTGGTAAGAATTAAAGACCATATTTGTGCTGCGATTGATGGACACTGGGCAGAAGAAGCGAAATTCTTAAAGAATGACCTTCTGACTGTCCAGGTGGTGAACCTAATTTACAGAGGATATCAGCGAATCGGAATGGAACCACCAAGCGTTCAAGAGCTACTCAAGTGGTGCAAAGATGACCCATCGCCATGGGAATTGTACCATCGAGGTTGCACATTATGTTTGAATCAGGTGGAGAAGACTGGCACATCCGCAAGGGCTGGTATCTATAAGCCAAGCAATATTTCTGAGCTGTGCGCATTTATCGCAGCAATTAGACCGGGTTTCAAATCAATGTACAAGACATTTGAAAGTAGAGTGCCATTCAAATATGAGGTTAAGGCATTCGACGATCTAATCCAGACCGAAGAAATGCCATACAGTTTCGTCCTATATCAGGAACAGGAAATGGCAGCTCTGAACTATGCCGGCATACCAATGGCAGACTGCTATACGGCAATCAAGAATATTGCTAAGAAACGCGTCGAGAAAGTCTTGGCCTATAAAGAGATTTTCAAAACAGGCTTCAAACGCACAATGATTGAAGACGAGCATATGCCACTCGCAAAGGCAGAAGAAATGACTGACCAGCTGTGGCAGATCATGGAAGACTCCGCTCGATATAGTTTTAACAGCTCGCATTCTTACTGCGTTGCTCTTGATAGCTTGTATGGCGCATGGCTGAAATGTCATCATCCATTGGAGTTTTATGAGGTTGCTCTTCGAATCTATGAGAAGAAAGGCAACAAAGATAAGATGAACGCCCTAAAAGAAGAGGCTGAAAAATATTTCGATATAAAGTTCCCGCCGTTTAGATGGGGTCAGGATAACCGCGCAATCGTCGCCATGGCCTCTCAGAATGCAATTACAAACTCCATCGGGTCTATTAAAGGGTACGGTAAAACTGTCGCAGAAACGCTCTGGAAGGCCAATAACG